GTGGCGGCTATCTGGTGCCCGAGTCGGTCGTCGGCCCGCTGGTGCAGCGGCTCTTCGACGGCTCGCCCATGCGTCAGGTCGCGCGCATCCAGACCATCAGCGGCAATGCCGTTGAGGGTGTGGTGTCGTATGGTCAGCTGTCAGTGTCCTGGCTCGACGAAGTGACGGCCAGCAGTGACCCGACCACGCCGACGCTGAAGAAGTACCGCATTGAGGTCAACAACCAGCGGTCGAGCCCGCGCATCGGGCCCAACATGCTGGAGGACGCGGCCGTCAACGTCGAGCAGTGGCTGTCGGACAGCATCGCCCGTGACTTCGCCCTCAGCGAGCAGACCGCATTCATCACCGGCAGCGGCGTCGGCCGCCCGCGCGGAATCACGACCTACACCACGGCCGCCACGGCTGACAGCTCCCGCGCGTGGGGCCAGCTGGAGCACGTCACGACTGGCACGTCTGGCGGCTTCGGCAGCAATGCCAACGGCGTCGACAAGCTGATCGACCTGACCGGCAAGCTGAAGTCTGGCTACCGGCAGGGCGCTGTGTTCATGATGTCGAAGGCAGCGCTCGCAGCCGTGCGCGTGCTGAAGACCAGCGGCGGCGACTACATCTGGCAGCCCTCGACCCAGGCCGGCAATCCGTCGGTGCTGCTCGGCTACCCGGTGGTCGAGGCCGAGGACATGCCGGCGGTCGGTGCCGATTCGCTGTCGATCGCGTTCGGCAACTTCGGCAACGGGTACATGGTCGTCGACCGGCTCGGCCTGTCGGTGCTGCGTGACCCCTTCTCGAACAACCCCTACATCACCTTCCACGCGACCCGTCGCGTGGGCGGCGGCGTCGTCGACTTCGACGCGATCAAGTTCCTGAAGTTCTCGGCGTAAAGGAGACGACGACAATGCGCGATTCACTGAACCAGACGAAGGTCACCTCGGCGTTCAACTACGCTGATCGGTCGGCCACGGCGAACGGCACCAACATCATCGACATGCAGGGCTTCGACGCCTGCACGTTCGTGGTGCAGGTGGCCGGCGTCACCACAGCCGACGGCAGCAACTATTTCACCCTGACGATTCAGGCCGGTGACGCATCGGATCTGAGCGACGGGGCGACGGTCACGGCGGCGACGGGGCTGCTCGGCAGCAACATCGTTATCGACGCGACCGGCGACGCCAACAAGGTCGGCCTGATGGGCTACGCGGGCGGCAAGCGCTACGCCCGCCTGGTGGCGACCGAAACCGGCACCGCGGTCGCGGCGTTCTCGGCCGTGGCCGTGCAGCAGCTGCCGCACGTCGCCCCGACCGGCGACAGCACGCTGGCCTAGTCACACACTGCCGGGGCTGCTGTCATGACGGCAGCGGCCCCGCAGACTTTTCGCGAGGCCCGACATGGTGCGACTGCTGACCGAGATCCGACTGTCTGACTTCGGCCGACTGGCCGCGGGCGAAGTCTGCGCGCTGCCGGCGGGCCTCGAGGCCGCGCTGATCGCGCAGGGAGCCGCGGAGCGCGTCACAGAGACGCGGCAGGCCCCGTATCAGCAGGCCATCGTCGCCGCCCCGCAGCGCAAGCGGCGGGTGCCTGAGGTGGCGGCATGAGCTGGCGACGACAGCCGATCGCGTCGCTGGTGACTGGCCCGGCGGTCGAGCCGCTCACGCTGTCGGAGTGCAAGCAGTTTCTGCGCGTCGACCACGCCAGCGATGACACGCTGATCTCGGCCATGCAGGTGTCGGCGCGCGAATGGGTGGAAACCTACACGCGACGGGCCCTCTGCACGCAGACGCTCGATTTCCGGTATGCGGGCTGGCCGATCATCGGGGATGCGCTGGTGGTGCCATATGCTCCGCTGCAGTCGATCACCACGATCAGCTACATCGACGAAGACCAGGTGACGCAGACGCTGGCGGCCAGCCAGTATGTCGTGCGCGCGCAGGCCGGCCCGAGGGCGGGCCGCGGCACGATTGAAATTGCGGACGGCGTCACGCTGCCGACCCTGTCGACGCAACCCGATCGCCCCGTCACGGTGCGCGCGGTCGTGGGCTACGGCTCGGCCCCGCAGGTGCCTGACGGCATCAAGTCGGCGATCTATCTGCTGCTGGGCGATCTGTATGAGCAGCGGCAGGAAACCATCACGGGTACGATGGTGCAGGGCACACGCTTTACGGTCGAGCGACTGCTCGGCCCCTATCGGCTGATCGAGGCGGCATGACAGCGATCGGCCAGATGCGGCACCGTGTAGCGATCGCCAACCCGACGCGCACGGCAGACGGCGACGGCGGCTATACGGATGCCTGGGTGGCGGCGAGCCCGTCGCCGGTGTGGGCGCGGATCGACGTGGCGACGGCCAGCAACATCGAGCGGCTGGTGGGCAATACCATCGAGGCCCCGATCTCGCACATCGTGACGATGCGCTGGCACGCCGGCGTCGGCACGCGCAGCCGCCTGACGTATGACGGGCGCACGTTCAATGTGCGCGGGCTGCAGAACATGCAAGAGCGCGACAAGTGGCTGGTGCTGGCGTGCGAGGAGCGGGTCTGATGGCGACGACCACGCTGGAGCTGCAGGGCCTCGACGATCTCAAGAAGCTGGTGGCCGGCTTCGCTGAGGCCTGCACGGACGACGGGCAGCGGCTGGCCGACGAGGCCGCGACGCGCGCGGTCGAGGAGGTCAAAGCGGCGTATCCGCAGGGGCCGACGGGCAACCTTCGGAAGGGCGTGCGGATCGTGCGCGTGAAGGGCGACGGGCATCGCGTGCTGTCGATCGTGAAAAGCACGGCTCCGCACGCGCACCTCTACGAGTACGGCACACGCCGACAGCCGGCCCGGCCGGTCATGGGCGAAGTCGCGGCCCGCGTGCGCCGCGACTTCTACGCCGACCTGCTGCGGATGGTCGAGCGCGTGACCGGCGCGACCATCACGGGGGGCACCATTGGCCAGTAGCCAGGCGGTCGACACGGCACTGATCGCCAAGCTGACCGGCGACGCCACGCTGATGGCCGCGGCCCCCGGCGGCGTCTATCGGGAAGTGGCCCCGCAGGGCGTGCAGGAGCCGTTTATCATCGTGCAGCAGATGACGCACGAGGACCAGTATCTGCTGCGCCGGCAGGAAGCGTTCGAGTCGTTCCTGTATCTGGTCAAGGCGGTGCAGCAGAGCATGACCGCGGCGGCCGTGCAGACCTGCGCGGATCGAATTCACGTGCTGCTGCAGAATGGCACGATGTCACCGACCGGCTACAATCTGACACTGATGCAGCGCGAAGAGCGGATCGCCACGGTCGAGATCGACGAAGACCGGGATCTGCGGTATCAGCATCGCGGCGGCCTGTATCGCGTGATCGTGGAGCCGACGGCATGAAGATCCTCGTGTGCCATCCGGGCGCGTCGTGGGCCACGCACGACGTGTATACGGCGGTCGTGGAAGGCCTGCGGGCGCAGGGCGCGCAGGTGGTCGAGTGGCGGCTGGATGGACGCATCGAGCGCTGGCACAGCTTCCTGCACTACCTCTGGCGCAAGCAGCGACGCGAGAAGCAGGGCCAGCACTGGCCGAAGCCGTCGGCTGCCGACACGCTGCACATGGCGACGACGGGCCTGATCGAGCGGGCGCTGGAAAAGCACTGCACCGATCTGGTCGTGGTGTCGGCGATGTTCCTGCCGCCTGAGAAGATCGCGCTGGCGAAGCGGGCCGGGCTGCGCGTCTGGATGCTCTGCACCGAGACGCCCTATGACATCGACGACGAGCTGCGGCTGGCGGCTCTGGTCGACGGCGTCTGGACGCACGAGCGCGCGGCCCTCGAGGCGTTCCGCGCGGCCAACCCGCGGACGGCCTACCTGCCGCATGCCTGGCGGCCGGGCGTGCATGACGTCGCGACGGCGGCCCCCGTGCAGCCGTGTGACGTGCTGTTCTGCGGCAGTTACTTCGCGGAGCGGATCGCCTGGTTCGAGGCGATCGACTGGACGGGGATCGACCTGCACTTGCACGGCACGACTGAGCTGATCCCCAAGTCGAGCCCGCTGCAGGCCTACATCAAGGGCGGGCTGGTGCCCAATGCGGAGCTGGTGCGGCTGGCGAAAACGGCGGCCGTGACGATCAACTTTTTCCGGACGCCACGCGCGGGCCATGTGGCAGAATCAGTGAACCCGCGAATCGTCGAGATGACCGCTGCCGGCTGCTGTGTGATCACGGATCACCGGGCAGAGGTGGCCGAATGGTTCGGCGCATCGGTGCCGACGTTCACGACGCCCGCGGAGGCCGGCGCCCTGATTCGGGCGCTGCTGGCTGACCCGCTGAGGCGTCAGGCGTGTGCGACGCAGGCGCGGGCCAGGGTGGCCGGGGCCAACTGGCACGCACGCGCGCAGCAGATGATGACGGATTTAGCGCGCTGGACGCGCGGAGGAGAGTAACCATGCCGAAGTACCACGGACGCGGGGGCGTCCTGTATCTGGCCGCGACGAATGCCGGTGCGGCGTCGTCGGTGGCGAACCTGACGCAGTGGACGATCAACATCGAGCAGGCCACGGCCGACGTGACCAGCCTGGGCGACAGCTGGTCGACGTTTGTGATGGGGATCAAGTCGGCGAATGCCAGCTTCAGCGGTTTCTTCGCAGACGATGCGGATGTTCCCTTCGATGCGTTCGACCAGGCGCAGGCCAGCGGCACGGTGGCGTGCTACCTGTACCCGTCGGCCAGCGCCCCGACGAAGTACTGGGCCGGGCAGGCGTGGCCGACGTCGGTGACGGTCGAGGATAGCGTCGGCGGGGCGGTCAGCATCAGCGGCAACCTCGTGTTCAACGGCGCAGTGACGCGCGCGTAGGGCAACACATGATGCAGGTGCGAGGCGTCACGGGTGAGCTGCGGTGGGCATATCTGCCCGCCTGTGTGTTCGGCCCGTGGCGTCTCCACACGCATCCGACCGGCGCGACCCTCGAGGCCGAGCTGGTCACGCAGGATGCCTACCGCATGGGGCAGGAGCCGCTGACGGCCCTGCTGCACGTGGGACGGCAGACCCTGATCTATCCGGTAGAAGGCATGACCGTGCACGGCTCGCAGCTGTCGGTGACGCTGGGGCCACAACAGCAAAAGGGGCGACGATGACACGCAAGAAGCCGCAGAGTATCCGATGGTTTGTCACGCCGGCGACGGTCGATCTCGACCTGGGCGACGGCTACACGGTGACAGTCAAGCGCGAGCTGACCGTGGGCGAGTCGATGGCGGTGCAGCAGTCGCTGGTCAAAAGCGTGCGCGCCAATGGCACGGTCGAGCCCGATCTGGCGGCCATCTGGAAGGCAAACACGGTGGCCTACATCGTCGACTGGAACCTGACGGACGGCGGCGGGCGCGTCGTGCCCTTCACGCCGGCGGCGGTCGACAGTCTGGCGAAGCCGGCATGGGATCGCATCGAGGCGGCGGTGCGGGCACACATCGAGGCGCAGGAGGCGTCACGCGGGGAAAACCCTATCGTGACTACATCCGCGCCGGGCTCGGCATCTGCCGACTGATGCGCTGGACGTGGCAGGACTTCGAGGCCCTGCCGCTGACGGTTTATGACGTGCTGGTCGAGCAGCTGCGCGACGAGCAAAACGAACGATCACCGGGGGGCCGCCTGTGGCAGTCGTAGCGACATTCCGAGCTGACTTCTCGGACTTCATGAAAAAGGCAGAGTCGGCCCAGGGCTCGCTGGACAAACTGGGCCAGGCGGCCGGCGTGACGTCTGGCACGGTATCGCGTCTCGGCAATAGTTTCAGCGGTGAGCGCCTGATCAGGGAGGCATCGGCCGCGGCCCTTGCCGTACAGGAAATCGGCGGGGCATCGAAGCTGACCGAAGCCGAAATGGTGCGCGTCAATCGAACGACCGGCGAGGCCCTTGAGAAAATAAAGGCGCTCGGGCTGCAGGCGCCGGCCGAAATCGTCAAGCTGAATCAAGAGACGGCCACGGCTGGCAATCTTTTCGCAAAACTTCCAGGGCCAATTGCCAACGTCGGCGCGGCCCTGATGACCGCACTCGGCCCGATCGCCATCGCCGGCACGATCGTCGCGGCCGGGAAAAAACTGCTCGACCTGACGGGCAATCTGACCGACCTGTCGGCCAAAACCGGCATCAGCACGACGGCGCTGCAGACGCTGGGCTATGTGACCGAGCAAGCCGGCGTGAGCATGGACGAGATCGGCGGGGCCGTGACGAAGATGTCGCGCGCGCTGGTCGGGGGCGACAAGAGCGCCGTCGCGGGCCTGCAGGCCCTGAACCTGTCGACGGCCGACCTGCTGAAGATGTCGCCCGACCAGGCCTTCATCACCATCGGGGATGCGATCGCGAAGGTCGAAAATCCGATGGAGCGGGCGACGATTGCCACGAAGGTGTTCGGCAAGTCGGGCGCGGACCTGCTGCCGGCCTTTACCGGCGAGCTGGGCAAGCTGGCCGATGAGGCCAAGCGCAGCGGGGCCATCCTCAGCGAAGAGACGGTCAGGGGCGGCGATGCCGCCGGCGATGCCCTCGGCCGTTTGGCGAATGCCGGGATCGGCCTGATCGGGCAGGTGCTGGGGCCGCTGGCCCCGGCGATCGAGCTGCTGGCCGACCTGCTGGGTCGCGTGCTGGGGCAGGCCGCGCAGTACGTGGCGAAGGGCTTCGACTTCCTGCGGGCGAACCTGCTGGCGTGGAAGGCAACCGTGCTCGAGGGCGTGGCGGCCATCGGCGAGATGGCGCAGAAGGTGCCCTTCCTGGCCGACAAGCTGGGCATCACGACTGAGGCGATCGCGTCGATGCGACAGTCGGCCGCGGAGGCGCGGCAGGCGATCGCGGACATGGGCAAGAAGGCCGTCGAACCAACCACGGCCGCGGTGGCGGCGGCGGCCCCGATCGTCGGCGACTACAGCCAGAAGGTCGAGAAGGTCGCGACGGTCAAGAAGGCCGCGAAGGATGCAACGGATACGTTCGCCAAGTCGGTCAAGTCGCTGGCCGGCAACTTCGTCGAGCTGAAGCCGGCGGTCGACGATGCCGGCGTCTCGCTGCAGAACATCGCGCGCGGGCTGGAGGCTGACGGCACCCTGCTCTACACGTCGATCAACGAATCGGCAAAGGCCTCAGCGGCCGCGAAAAAGGCGACCGAGGAATGGGCGATGGCGAACGGCGCGGTTCTCGCCCCGTCGATCTCAGGCCTGTCGGCGGTGCTGGAGGATGCCGGTACGAAGTCGGTCAGCAGGTTTGCCGGCCTGATGCAGGGCGTGCCGCAGTCGATCATCGCGGCCATCCAGGGCGGCGGCTCGGTGATCGGTGCGGCCGGGGCCAGCATCGGGACAAACCTCATGCAGGCCTTCACCACCAAGTTCGGCCCGGCCATTTCCGCTGCGCTGCCCTTCGGCATCGGCACGGCCGTAACGGCCCTTCTGCCGACGCTGGGCCCGATGTTCGGCCCGGTCGCGGAGAAGATCGCGGGATTCTTCAAGTCGATTTTCGGCGGCCCGTCGCAGGAGGAGCTGCGCGGACGGCAGGCGGTGGCCGACTTCGAGAAGCAGCTGGCCGGCCTGCTGACGCAGACGCAGCGCAACGAGGCCGGCAACGAGTCGTGGAAGATGACCGTGATCGCGATCCGAGACGCCTACATCGCCATGGGGCGCACCGAGGCGGAGGCCCTGGCGGACGCGGAACGGCTGTGGAAGTCGAGCAAGCAGGGCGCGCAGGCCAGCGCGGCAGTCATTGCCGAGATCGAAGCGAAGATGAAGTCGCAGGGGCAGGCGGCGGTCGACGCGGTCGAGCGCGTCAGTTCGGCGCTAGACGACCTGCCGCGCGAGATCGACATCACGATCAACACACAGCAGGAGGACGACCCGACCCGTATGGGCGACGGCTACGCGCGCGGGACGAAGGCACGCACGGGCTCGTGGTTCCGCAACTTCGGCGGCGGGACGGCGACCATGCTGCACGGCGACGAGGCGGTCGTGCCACGTGGCCAGGCGGGCGCATTCGCGGAGGCGATGGGCGTGGGCGGGATGTCGGACGCGGTCGCGGCTGAGGTGGCCGGGCTGCGGGCCGACTTTGCGATGCTGCCCAATATGATCGGCCGCGCCGTGCGCGATGCCGTGCTGGTGGCGGGGTAACTATGCCCAACGTCACGCCGAAGGTCGAGTTCGAGCTGCAGGGGCGCGGCAACGGCTGGACGGACGTCACGGCCGATGTGCTGAGCCCGATTCGGATCTCCTACGGCATCCGTGGCGCAGGGCCGACGGACCGCACGGCGGGGGCCGGTACCTGTCGGCTGGAGCTGAATAACAGCCACGGCAACAGCGCGCAGCGGCTGGGCTACTATTCGCCCGGCAATGGCAACGCGCGGCCGGGGTTTGCGCTGGGCGTTCGCGTGCGCGTGCAGTTCGAAGACCCGGCGACGACCACGTGGCACGTTAAGCACGTCGGCAGCATTGCCACGGTGACGCCACAGCCCGGCAGCTACGGGCCCCGTCGCGTGATCATTGAGTCGACGGACTGGATGGACGAGGCCGCACGCGCGACCGTGGCCGGCCTGACGACGCAGATCAACAAACGCAGCGATGAGATTATCAACCTGCTGATCGGCAATGTGCCCCGCGCGCCAGAGGCTGACAGTATCGCCATAGGCGCGGACACGTATGCATACGCGCTGGATACGGCGCGCGACGACCGGGCCAACCCGGTGCTGCAGGAGATCGCGCGCGTCACGCTGTCGGAGCTGGGCTACTGCTACCAGAAGGGCGACGGCACGGTCGTCTTCGAAGCGCGGTTCGATCGCACGAATACCGTGGATGCGGTCACGCTGCAGGACGACATGCAGGCGCTGCAGGTGACAAGCAGTCGGGATGAGCTGCTGACGCGCGTGCAGGTGGTCACGCATCCGCGCACGGTCGACAGCGCGGCCGTCGTGCTGTATCGGCTGCAGACAGTGACCGAGGTGCCGGTGGATGGCAGCATCACGCTGCTGGGCCCCTACACTGATCCGAACAATCGGGCCTCGCGCGTCGGCGGGACGCAGATGGTCACGCCCGCGGCGACGACCGACTATCTGATGAATAGCGCGGCTGATGGCACGGGCGCGAATCTCACCGCATCAATGGCGGTAACGGCCAGCCTGGGCGGTAATGGCGTGCGGTGGGAGATCACGAACAACTCGGGCCAGGTCGCCTACATCACGAAGCTGCAGGTGCGAGGGAAAGGCGTCTACGACTTCGAGACGACGGTGGCCGAGGCCGAAGACGCGGCCCTGTCGGCTGAGTTCGGCGAGCAGGTGGCCGTGATTGATCTGCCGTATCAATCCGACCCGGCGGTCGGTCATGCCACGGCTGATTATCTGCTGGGCCTGTATGGGCCGCAGGAGATCGGGATCTGGGCGCTGGGCACGGCCGGCAGCAGCGAGCTTGGCGTGACGACGCAGCTGTCGTATTTCAATCGGTCCAGCGTGGGCAGTGTGCGCGTCGCGCCACGCACGGCGGCACTACAGACGCAGATTCTGGCCCGTGACGTGGGCGATCGTATTGGTCTCGAGGAAACCGTGACAGGTGTGGCTGCCAGCTTCTATATTCAGGCGGTGCAGCTGGACGTGACCGCGCCGGGCACGCCGGTCGTCACGTGGACACTGGCCCCGGCCGACACGCAGGCCTACTGGGCGCTGGGCGACGCGGGATATTCAGAGCT